AACATTCTCGGAGAATAAACAAAGGGGACGACTAAATGGCTTGGTCTTACGATCCAACGGATCTAAACACAACTACGGCTTCTGGTCGTCTCAATACAGTACGACTATTGGTTGGTGATACTGACACGACTGACCAGCAAGTACAAAACGAAGAGGTTACTTTCTCTCTAGGGGAGAATGGTGACAACGTATATTACTCTGGAGCTTGGATTGCTAGAGCTATAGCATCTAAGTATTCTAGGAAAGTAAACACAGAACTTAGTGGAGCTTTAAAAGCTGACTACTCTGACTTAGTTACACACTACAACTCACTAGCAGACAACTTAGAGTATCAAGGTAAAACTTCAGGTGCTTCGGTAGGGGTACTAGCTGGTGGCATTACTAAGAGTACAGTAGAAGCTGTAAGACAGAACACTAACCGCATTGAAGGCTCTTTCCGAAGAGATAGATTTAAAAACCCACCAAGCTACCAAACACCTGAATACGAATAGAAGGGGAGTAACATATGTCTTTTAGAGCATTTGACTTACTCAAGTTGGTTGAAGATTTTGGTGAAACACTTACACTACGTAAAATTACTACGGACGGTAGTTATAATCCAGCTACAGGATCTGTAGTAGGTTCATCTACAACTGACTATAGCTTCACTGGTTACTTCTATGATTACTCTAGTTCTAACCCTGAAGAAGTTATTAGAGGTGTACGTAAGTGTGTAGTACCTTACCTTGGTGTAGGTATAGATCCATTCCCTGACGACTTAATCATAGGTAATGGTGACACAGTTAAAGTAACAAGAGCAGTATCTATATTCTCTAACGGTGTCGCTATGTGTTACATATGTGACGTACAGGAGTAGGTTATGAGATCTACAGTTAAAGTAAATACACCTATATCAAAAAAGATGAGAAAGATTGACGATCTTATTGAAGACGGGGTTAAAGAGAGACTGCAAAGTATAGCTAGGACTGCTGTAAACTTATCTCCAGTTGATACTGGTGCTTATGTTACGTCATTCTCATATTCTGTTGGCGCAGGTAGACCTAGAGGTAAGTCTTCAGATAACAAACCTAAAGGTCAAAACCCAGAAGCTAAGAGACAAGAGGGTTTAAACAACCTTAACTCTGATATAGCTAAGATAACTGACTTCGATACTAAGAGTACTATTGTATTTACTAATGGTTCTCCTCACGCTAGAGATGTTGAACATGGTGGACCTAAGTGGAGAAAAGCTGGATATAAAGTGTTCGCACAGATAAGGAATATTTATGGCTAGTATACACAGTGACATACGTGCCGCACTTGAGACACACATCTCAAACACGGCTAACCTACCAGATATTGCCTATGAGAACGTAGCATTTGACCCGACAACAGGTACTAGCTTTATTAGGGTACAGTACCTACCTACTTTAAATAGACCTGCTGTACGAGGCTTAAATCCTCAACTCAGGTATCAAGGTGTTTTTGCTGTTACAGTATTTGCACCAGAAGGTAATGGCCCGTCAACCGCAGACGACTACGCTAATAAAGTTATAAACGCTTTTGCGGCTACTACTGACATATCGTTTACTAACGCACAATCAGAAACAATTAAATTATCAATCGACTATGCTGAAAGGCAACAAGGTTTGATTGACAGCCCTTGGTACTACGTTCCGATTAATATCGGGTGGTACATTTATAAATAACTAGGAGAATACATCATGGCCTTTGCACAGGGTTCACGCTCCAGCCTGTCTTACATAGTCGAAAGCACTTTCGGTACGACACCTGCTGGCAACTTTACTAACCTTCCTTTCAGCACACATTCTTTAAACTTAACTAAAGACCGTGTAGCTGGTAACGATATCCAAGCTGACCGTATGCCTCGTGTAGATCGCCACGGCAACAGACAAGTAGCTGGAGATATTGTTGTAGACCTAAGAGACGGTGACTACGACGAACTATTAGAATCAGCTATGTTAAATGCTTGGTCAACTAACGTACTTAAAGTTGGTACAACACCAAAGTTCTTATCTATAGAAGACTATGCCGCAGACATTGATCAAGCTAGACTATTTACAGGTTGTTCAGTTTCCACTATGGCTATTTCCCTCGCCCCTAACCAGATGGTAGCAACTACCTTCGGTATGGTCGGTAAGAACATGACTATAGGTGCTACTGAGAAGACACAAGATGACGCTTCTGGAGCCGCACCATTTGATGCTTACTCAGGTGACATTGGTATTGGTAACGTAGGTGGAGCATCTAATGTAGCTATCGTAACTGCTTTAGACTTCACTCTAACTAATTCCTTCGCACCTACCTTCGTAATCGGAGATGATAGCGCACCATCATTAGAGTATGGTAGAGCAGAAGTTGAAGGTACACTAACAGCTTACTTCGAGGATGCGGCATTAATTAACCGTTTCCTTAACGAGACAGAGACAGAGATTGAAGTATCAGTTAACGATCCTACAGGAACTAACGCTTATACATTCCAGTTCCCTAAAGTAAAAATAAACAGTGCTGATGTTGGTGTAGATGGACCTACAAGCCGAATGATTAGCATGTCTTTCGTTGCTCTATATGACGCAACTGAAGCAACTAACTTGAAGATCACACGACCTTCATAACGTAACACCTTAGCTAAGGTTAGTGGGGACTTCTGAGTCGGGTCGGAAGTTCCCACACTTATATACACTACCCGATATTCCCCCGAAAGGAACTCGACATGGATTTAATGAATTTAAAACCTACAAGTGATATTGTAGAAGTTACACTTAAGCATCCCAACACTGGTGCTATACTTAAGAATGACGATAAGACTGATATGACGATTATTGTAAACGCAAGTCATTCTAAAGAGTATAAAGCACTAATGCATGAACAGACTAATAAACGTCTTAAGGCTATGCAAGGTAACAAGAACACAGAGATAACTGCTCAAGATATGGAAGAAGCAACACTTAATATGTTATCCAAGATAACTTGTGAGTGGAACATAACATACAACAAAGAGCAACCCAAACTTTCCATCGCTAAGGCTAAACAGATTTACGATGAAGTATTTTGGATTAAGGATCAGATTGAGGAGGCACTTGCAGACTCTCTGGATTTTACGAAAGCCTAACTCATCAGTTATGCGAATGGGCTGAACATCAGTTTAAGCTCAATCAGCCTGATGAGAACGGCACTACAGAACGTGAACATTTAGAACAAGTAGAAAGGCAGATTGGACGTAGACCTGAAGCACTGGAACCCCCGACACATTTTCCACCGCTTATGGCACATGTCTGGTCTGCCTTTATTACATTAAACAACACTAGAACTGCTGGATTCTCTGGCCCTAACCCGATAACTTATGAACAAATTAAAGCATGGAAGGAACTGACTGAGACACCTATTTCCCCTTGGGAGATAAAAGCAATTAAACGTGTCGATACAGTTTATATGGGTATAGCTAATGGATGATTTAAAGTTTATAATTGGTGTTGACGATAGAGACTTAATTAGAGCGCAAAAAGAACAGAGAAAGTTTGAGCGTAATCTAATTACTATAGAACAAGCCTTTCGTAAGGGAGACATTACAGCAGGTCGCTATACAGCAGAGTTAAACAAACAAGCTAAACAGTTATCAAGGCTTGGTGGATCTTACCAGACTGCTAATTCTGAAGTAAGAAAGTTTTCATCTCAACTGAGACAAGCTAGTGATGCAAGTTTATCACAAGCATCTAACATGGCTTTTGCTGGTAAGAATGTAAACCGACTAGGTATGCAGATGCAACAAGCTGGTTATCAGGTAGGTGACTTTGCAGTTCAGGTACAAGGTGGGACTAATGTTATGGTCGCCCTTGGACAACAGGGTGCGCAGTTATTAGGTATCTTTGGACCTGCTGGAGCTATAGCAGGTGCTGGTTTGGCTATCGGTACTGCATTAGTTGCACCCTTAATGAAGGGTAGAGAAGCCGCTAAAGACCTTACTGCCGAGATTAAGAAACTTGGCGAAGAGTTAACTCTTTTACAGTCTGGTGCTGAAAGTCAACTTGCTCTAGAAAGAGCTAGTAAAATAGCTGAAGTTGAAGGTAAGATCTTTGACTTAAAGAATAAGACTTATGATACCACCCATATGACTTCAGAGTTACAAAAAGACTTTGAGAAGGATATAGCCGCCGCTAAGAAAGCTGATGAAGATAGACTTAAAGTATTGCAAGATGAGCTTAACTCTCTAAGAGAAAAAGCTAAAGCTATACAAATAAACAAAGACTTGATTGGCAGTGAAGTATTAGAAGCTGAAAACTTACATAAAAATCAAGTACAAGCTAATAGAGATAGACTAGCACAAGAGAAATTACACTTAGAAGAGTTAGCTAAAATATCAGAAGCTGAACTTTTACTTGGTCAACAGATGGTTGATGTAGCAGGTAATGCCGCTAAGATCACTAGAGAGTTAGAGTTAAGTAGAGAAGCGGCTATGAAGGCCGCAGATGAGTTCGTTATACTACAAGGTCTACGACAAAGGTTTGCTGGTGAGGACGCTCTTATGGGCATGTCACTAACACCTTCAAAACAAAAAGGTCCAGACCCAGCAGAAGAAAAGAAAATAAAACGCCTTGAAGATGCTAGACAAAAGTTATTAGATAAATTAAAGTTGTCTACACAAGAGCAATTAGTTATCCAAGGCCTTAAGGACAGAGAACTTCTAGTTGCTGAACAGTTTAACGAAAAGTATAAGTTACAGATAGAACTAGAAAAACTAGGTATAGAGTATGGTAGCGCAAGATACGATAGGGCTTTAGAACTATTAGATACTCAACAAGAGAGTGTACGAATAGCTTATGATCAATTAGAAGCAGAGAAGAAGTTAGCTGAAGAAAAACAGAGACAAGGTGAAATAATTGAGTCAATAGGTGGTATTATAGGTGACGGTTTCATTTCTATGGTAGAAGGTACTGAATCAGTTAAAGATGCTTTCAAGAGTATGGCTAGAGCTATAATAAAAGAACTCTATCAAGTACTTGTTGTACAGCAAATGGTCAATGCCGCTAAAGCCGCTTTCGGTATACCTGTACCAAATGCTAACGGTAATGTTTTTAGTTCTGGTAGTATACAACCCTACGCTGATGGTGGAGTAGTTAATAGTCCTACTACATTCCCTATGACTGGTGGTAAAACTGGACTAATGGGAGAAGCTGGACCTGAAGCTATCATGCCTCTTAAGAGAGGTGCTAACGGTAAGCTAGGAGTACAGATGGAAGGTGGAGCTACAACTACTGTCGTACAGAACTTTAACTTCTCTGCTAATGGAGATGATAGCGTTAAGAGAATAATAGCTCAAGCGGCTCCTAAGATTGCTCAAATGACTAAATCTGAGATCATAAATGATCGTCGTAGAGGCGGCACAATGAAAGCTACATTCGGTTAGACTTATAAGGAATATAACACATGGCACTAAGCTATCCATTAGCTACACCAACCACAATAGGTATTGAGAGCATTGAGCTTAGGGCTGTTAATGCTGTAGCTGTTTCTCAATCTCCTTTTACATACAAACAACAGATTGTTTCTCACGGTGGTCAAAAGTGGGAAGCATCAGTCAATATTCCCTCGGTACACAGAGATAAAGCGGCTGAGTGGAAAGCTATGTTAGTAGGACTTAAGGGTCAACAAGGTACATTCTTACTAGGAGATCCTGACTATGCTACACCACAAGGGACAGTAAGCTCTTGTGTACTGTCTGGTGATGCAGGTGATGATAACGCTACTGTCGTTATGACTGGTACTCTTAAGGCTGGTGACTACATACAGTTAGGTTCTGGTTCAAGTGCTAAGTTACATCAGGTACTGTTAGATCAGAATGGTGACGGAACAATACAAATATGGCCTTCTCTAAGGTCTACATACTCTAGTGCTACTGTAACATTTAATTCCCCTAAAGGGGTCTTCAGACTAGCAACAAACATGACTTCATGGTCAATCAATAATGCGTCAATCTACGGTATCTCTTTCGAAGCTGTAGAAGCTGTGATATAAAGGAATAAGAACTTGGCTGATAAGAAAATAACACAACTAACTAATATTACTGGTGCTAACTTAGCTGAGGCAGATGAGTTTGTTGTAGTTGATATTACTGCTGATGAAACAAAAGCAATTACGTTTAGTGAGCT